CCCGGCTCAATTCAATTTTTCACTGGTGGTACAGTAACCTATGCCGCTGGTAATGTCGTTCATACGTTTACATCTTCAGGTACATTGGCTCCAACAACGCCAACTAATTTGCTTGGTGCAAACACAATCGTATTCTTCTCGTCCAACACATGGACAGCCCCTGCTGGTGCAACTCAAGTTCAATATTTAGTTGTTGGGGGTGGCGGTGGCGGTGGCTATTACGGCGGTGGTGGTGGCGCTGGTGGTTATAGAACGGCTACAGGTTTATCTGTCACCGCTGGTACAACATACACAGTTACCGTGGGTGGAGGTGGTTTTGGTGGTGTTTCAGGTGGAAATGGCGTAGGAAGTTCTGGTACTAGTTCTGTGTTTAGTTCAATTACTTCTGCTGGAGGCGGAGGTGGTGGAAATTCGCATACAACTGGGGGAACAACTGCTGGCAATGGAGTTAGCGGAGGCTCTGGCGGTGGCGGTGGATTTTCAGCGTCATATTATCTTGGTGGTGCGGCTTCTCCAGCAGGTCAAGGTAATGCTGGTGGTAACGGTGAATATGTTACTGTTACCTATGGCATTGGTGGCGGTGGTGGCGGTGCTGGTGCGGCAGGTGGAGCCTATGTATCTGGCAACAACGCTCCCGCTGGTGGTGTTGGACTTACATCATCAATTACAGGAACATCTACTTATTACGCTGGCGGGGGCGGGTCAGGCAATGGTTCTGGTTCTGCTGGCACAGGCGGTCTTGGTGGTGGTGGAAATGGAAATCCTTATAGTGCTAGTGTTAACCCTAGTAGCATGAATGGCGGTACTAATACAGGAGGCGGTGGTGGCGGTGCTGGCAGTTACACTCCCAACAATATCGGAACTGGCGGCAATGGCGGCTCTGGCATCGTAATCATCAAGTGGAGCTAATCTTGGAAGCAACCGAAACCAAACTAGCCGTACACGAAGCCATCTGCACTGAACGCTACAACAGCATTGATCGCTCTTTGCGTGATGGGGACAAGCGCATGACGAAAATTGAATACCTCTTGTATGGGGTGATCGTGTGCGTCTTGTTCGGGCCGGGCGTCGCTGGCGAACTTGTTAAAAAAGTTTTGGGTATTTAACAAGAGACTCACATGACATATGCGATGGCTCCTTCTGTTACTGCTGTTGGGGCTAGTTGGAGCCGTAGCCAAGAATGGCTGTTACGTCCGCGAGTTCTACGGGATTGGTTATACAGTTCACGATCCAACCCAGCGGCACAAAGAGATGATGGCGTGGCTGGATCAGAACGCAAGCCATTGCAAGTCAACGGAATACGTGGTCATTTGGAACAACTTGTCGGAGTGGGCTGGATCAGCCGACTCAACATGGCTTAGAAACAAAGTTGTTCATGGATACAAAGATGCACTTGAGCGCGAAAAGAAATGATAGAAACCATCAGATTATTTCCAACTGTCCAAGCGTCTGGGTATCCAGACAAGCATGACCTTGCCCAAGCCAAGCTAGAGAAACAGCACGAAGTTAACAAAACTCTTGAGGTAGCCAAGCAAAAGCAGACCGCATTGCAAGACATAGGGTTTGAGATTTACTGTAAGAAGGTAGTTCAAGAACGGCTCCGTATGGAGATATTTAATAACCGTAAGCTGGACATTTATGTATGACCAGAAAACCAGTGACCAGAGCGATCAAAAGAACCGGGCCAGACATCAAAGAGAAGTTGACTTTTTATGTCACGATGATTGTGGCAACAACTTTGTGCATTTGTATGTTGGCAATGGTCGGTGCATTCCTACTCGGTTTATGGGCAAAAGAGGTCGATAATGCTTCAATTTTTGGGCTGATTGGGCCGGCGTTTCAGACGCTGTGTGGGGGTCTGATAGGCTTCCTATCTGGTGTAAAACTTATGCAAAGCGAAGAGAAAAAGGATTCTAAATGCTGACACTACTCTCAACCCTGATTTCGTTTTTAATGGGCGGCTTGCCTAAGCTTTTGGAGTTTTTCCAAGGCCAACAAGACAAAGCACATGAGTTGGCTCTGGCTCGTTTGCAGATTGAACGTGAGCTAGAACTGCGCAAAGCAGGATTTGAAGCGCAGGAACGTATTGAGAACATCCGTTCAGATCAGTTGGCTACTGAGAGCGCCGCCAACACTCAGCAAGTCCTAATCGGCGCACAGCAAGCTGAAATGCAAGCCATCTACGCCCATGACGCAAGCTTGAACGAGGGGACTAGCCAGTGGATGAAAGACCTCCGAGCTTCTGTCCGCCCAGTGATCACCTATGGCTTCTTCTTTTTGTTGGTCTTTGTGGACTTGGCAGGCTTTTGGTACGGCTACTACATGAGCGTCCCCTTTAATGACCTGTTAGAGATGCTGTGGGACACAGAAACCCAAGCCCTGTTTGCATCAATCATTGCTTTCCACTTTGGTGGTCGGGCATTTGGTAAATGAACATCTCAGAGAAGTGCCTGCACATGATCCGCCACCACGAGGGGGTCAGGCAGAATCCGTATAAATGCCCAGCAAAGTTGTGGACGGTGGGCGTTGGGCATGTACTTTTTCCAGAGCAGGGCAAGCTCAAAATAGACCAGCGGGATGCCTTTGTGCCACCGCCAGAAGCTATGCGTAAGTACAGCATGGAGGAAGTTGATGGAATTCTTAGAGCCGATCTGCAACGCTTCGAGCGTGGGGTGCATACTTACTGTCCTGTCAATCTTACACAAGGTATGTTTGATGGCCTTGTTAGCTTTTCTTTTAATGTCGGCCTTGGAACACTCCAGCGTTCTACGCTTCGTCAGAAGTTGCTTCGCGGCGATAAAGAAGGTGCGGCGGAAGAACTCCTAAAATACTGCATGGCAGGGGGGAAAATCCTCAAGGGTTTGCAAAAGCGACGTATTGATGAACGGGCGTTGTTTTTATCTTAAAGGCAGACTAAAATGAATAAACGAACTCAGAGAAGATAAAATGGCAACAACTCCATCTTGGGTAATGACATACGACTCGCTGACGAGTACGGTGCTTCAGTATCTGGAGCGTAGAGACGCCGCCGTAGTCGAAGCAATCCCGACATTTATCACGCTGTGCGAGTTTGAAATTGCGCAGTACATCAAGACTTTGGGTCAAATGGAAGTGGTGGATGCCAATATGAACATTGGTAACCCAGTCATTGCCAAGCCTGCTCGTTGGCGTAAAACAGTGTCGATGACGTTGTCCAATGGAGGCTTAAAGCAACCCATATTGCTACGCAAGTTGGAGTACTTAAACGCATATGCTCAGGACGTCACAGCAACAGGCATACCCTTGTACTACGCTGACTACGATTTTGAGCATTGGATTGTGGCTCCTACGCCTAATCAAGCTTATGCTTTTGAAGCACTTTGCTACACACGGTTACAGCCTTTGTCGTCTTCGGCTCAAACAAATTGGCTGACTCAGAATGCACCCAATGCCATGCTATTTGGCACATTAAAACAGACTGCGCCGTTCCTCAAGAATGATGCGCGTTTGGCGCTTTGGAAACAAATGTTTGACGAAGCTTTAGCCGCCCTTAAAACTGAAGATACCCTGCGTGTCGCAGATCGTTCAGCAATTGCCGTGGATAATTGATCATGCCATCATATGTAAACCCCTTTTCAGGTCAGACAATTTCACCGTCTCAGGTCAGTTACGAGTCTATATCTCTAACGGCTAACCTTCAACTTGAATGGCCTATCAACGGTAACGATGCAACACCTGCAAGTGCCATCATTGACGTTACTGCTACGTCATCTGGAACTGCTACAGGTTGGTTGCTTGAGCTACCTCCTGCTTCACAGGTATCAACTGGTCAATCACTGATCGTTCGAAATACTGGATCAAACACTTTTACTGTAACGGACTACAGTGGAAATACGATTATTGCAGTTACATCTGGTATCTCTCAATTTATATTTTTGACCAACAACTCCACAACAAATGGTACTTGGCAGACAGTTGTTTTTGGTGCAGGAACGTCATCTGCTAACGCTAGCGCATTGGCAGGTTACGGATTGCTTGCTAGTGGCTTGACTTTAAATCAAGCACTAAACGTGACAAGCTATTTTTCAGGCGCTACGTTGGGAGCCGCCAATCGTGCTCAATTTA